TTTGTTTTTCAGAACTGGCGCCAGCTCCCCCAGTCCAATATAAACTAAATGCAGCATTTGCCATTTTCTGTAGTGCAGCAGCGCCCTTATCTTGAGCATATGTTTTTTCTACTGCATCTGCGAATTTTTTTAGCGGGGCAGTGTTGACATTTCCTAGATACTTCTTTAAGAATGCTTGCAGATACGAACTGATTGTATATTCGTAACCTTCCTCTTCTTCATCTAACGCTATTATTGATTCAAACAGAGAGTTTAAACGGTCAAATTTTGATTCGTGTATTCCTCTTGCAGCAGCACGACTGATCATTCCTTTATCTTGTTGGAATCCTGGTTTTTGTTTTTCTGCTCTAACTGCGGCTACTGATGCATTATCTTTTGCTGCTGCTGCGGCGTTGGCAGCAGCGGTTTGCTGCATCTGTGCCGTTGCATTTTGTTGACTTTGCACCCCGGCTGCTCGGTCTGCGGCTGCCCTTTGCTTATAGGCAGTAATATCCAACGCTTGACCTTGTGGTGCGGCAGGCGGTTGTTGCTGTTGTGGTTGTTGTTGCTGTTGTGGTTGTTGCTGTTGTGGTTGTTGCTGTTGTGGTTGTTGTGGTTGTTGCGCTGGTTGGGTGCTGGTTGGGTTTGGATTAATCAATCCATTTTCAATTCCGTGTTGTAGGTCGGCAGTGGCACGACTTAGTAAGTCATTAATAAATCTGCGTTGAACCATTTGATCCTTAGCAGACAAGTTGCCACCTGAAGCTGATCCCATACTCTTACCTAATGCGTTAGTAATGGCATCACCGAACTTACCTATAACGTCGCCGAAGCCCTCTCTAACCTTCTTTGTTCTTTTTACTGATTTGTTCATGCTTTTTTCCTTAATGATTTGGAGAATCTATCCTGATCTTTACTTTTGATAGCACTTAGCAACTTTCTTTCTAAAACCTGAGCCTGATCTTCTGGGTAATGGCGATTGATTAATTCTATTAAGTGGATGGCACTGGTGATAATATTGTGCGCTCTGCTTTCGATAATATAGTTAGTGTCCCTATTACTACCGATAGATTCCAGTTCTTCTAAAAGACTACGAGTTTTCTTTTGCATGATTACTATCCTACTTGTATTTATGCAGTTTGGGTTATTTCTTTAAGGAATTAAGCAATGTTTTAAGTTTAGCACCCTGAACATCAGCAACCACATTCTTTGGTGGTGCCTGTAATATTTCTCCTGTGCTTTGATCTACAACGAGAGAAGATTGTGGCTTTAACTTGCTCATTATGTCTACCGGAGCTGGCTTACTACTGGTACCCACATTGTCAGGATCACTGTCGGTGATACGCATGGTTTCAATGTTATAGTCTAAATCAATCTTTTGACCTACCCCTGTACTACTGCGAGACTTCATACATTGAATTTGGTATTGGCCACGCTCACGCATACTACGACTTGTAAAGATACCAAACACGTTATCTGCTGTATTAATCTTACTGATACCACCTGCAATGTGACTATGATCAAACTCTATTTCATCTACTGCTGTACGATTCAACTGTGATGCCGTTACCATTAAAATACCAAGTTCTTTGGCAAGATTGCGTAGTTCTTCTGAAACGTATTTGTCTTTAATAAATTGATCGTTAGGATTCACCTTTACAGAGACGGGCATAACAAGATCAAGATAGTCAATCATCACAAAATCAACTTTAATACCAGTCTGAATTTGGACTTCTTTCAAATATGAGCGGATATCGTTAACATTGCTTTGTGCAGGCATACCTTTAACACGATACTTACCTGATTTTTTACTAGCCATTTTAACCCGTAATTCTGTTGTGTCTATGTCTTTGCGAATGTCTCTAGTGCTCATCTGCGTTAACATCGCATCTGTTCGTAATGATGTTAGTTCTTCTGAGAGTTCTAATGAGATATACACGCCACTCAATCCTGATTGCACCCAGTTAAGAGCAATATTCATCATAACAAGTGACTTACCAGAACCTGAGCCACCTGCAAAGATGTTTAATTCTCCGCGACTAAAACCACCATACAACAATTTATCCATTTGGGGCCAACCTGTACTAACTTGGCCGCCCGCATTAAAATACTTGTTAATACGTGCTTTGGGGTCAGCAAAATAGTCTGTTCCCATGTCTCTTTGTAGACTAATCTGTACCGCATCTTTAATAAGCTTTTCAACTGGGCCAAACTCATTCTTTTCAAGTAAGTCTGCTGATTTAAGAATGGCTCTTTCTAACTCTTGGCGTTTAGTAAATGCTTCAAACTCTACTAAAAACCATTCAGTATGATTATCGTTAAAATCTTCTATAGGTGGAATATCGATGCCTGTTGTTGCTTTAATCTGCGTAGAGTCCGGCAACATGCTATACTTGTCGCTGTATTCTTTCATAAACTCCGCAACACTCCTAATTGACCTGTCAAAGTTTTCAGGGTTCATAATATTCATAACGCGGGTATATAACTCTGCGTTAGTTAACATCATTTGTAAAAACAGTCTTTGTACGTCAGTATTATAGTCCTTGAGCAATTTTCTTCCTTCTCATTTCAAGTTTTATTTTGCTATTGGTAGCATTCTGTAAGATGCTCAATAGTGTAGGTAGCTTACCGTATCTAACAACAGCATCGTTTGTGTCTTTTATATCTTTGTCCCAATTTGGTAGACTAACTTGATAACCTAACTCTAATGCTCGGTCAATCAATTTTAATCCAGTCTTATCTCTGTCTGGCACCACGATTATTTGTCTGTTCAATGTACTCAGCAACCTCGCTTGGTCTTCCGAAATATCGTCATGCATAACAGCAACACCGTCTATAGCTAATGCATCAAAAATGCCTTCAGTTACGATACATACTGTCCAGTTAGGAAGTTGCGAATCAATATTAAAGACATATCCTTGTTGCTGCTCATTAAGATATTTGGGAGTTCGATTATCTAAAAATCTGCTTGTGTTCCCTACAATCTTGCCTTTGTAAGTGTACGGTATGATCACTCTGTTAGCCATTCGGCCCTGTTCGTTAGGTGTAATCAGAAATGGATAATCCTCTATATTTACTGCTCTACTCTGCACATAGTCAACGAATACTTTGTGTAATGGATTATTCTTATCTAACAACTCACCTTCAGGTAGTTTATGATCCTTAAACTTAATCTTAATCTTTTGTTTTGGTTTTGTAAAGTCTAATAGGTCTTTGTGCTGCAAACTCTCTAAACTCCACCGTTGTATTTCTACCTCGTCAATACCGCACCATGTTAATAGTTTTCTGGTTTTTGCTGTTATGCTGCGACCTAATGTAAAGTTGCATTTAAAGCCACAGTTAAAGCAATGATAATTCCAGTTAGGACCGTCTATATGTATACCACCACGACCTCTTTTATCGGTTTTGTGACCAAAATGGTTGCAGCAGATAGCGTTAAAGCTGGTCCAACCGCTTGTGGTATGTTTCTTTCTTCCAGGAATAATAGAAAGTATATCGAACATTTAGTAAGTATAACACATACTAATACAATGATCAATACTTATCTTGCTAAAATGTTTCCTATTTCACCGTAGTTGCTTTCAAACTGCAATCTAACATATGGGTGGTATCCTTTTACTACATAACCCTTAGTATCGGTCACATTAGCCATATCTGCGTCAAGTGTGATAGGATACCAGTCGTTATCTACAATCGTAGAACCCAATATAGTCATATTACCAGAATAATCATTGTATCTAACTTGGAAAGTCAATACAGGATTATCGTTGGTTTCAATAGTACTGGAATAGTATGTTTGTGTGTTAGACGGTGGAGGATTCGGTCCTTGCTGTATGTTCGGGAAAGGTTGGCCTGTAGGAATAGTAACTGGAAAGCTCGGGACAAAGCTAGGTAGTATTGAATTAACAATACTAATTTCACCTCTTGCACCAGCATTTGCATCAACAAATACAGGAAAGTCAAAGTCGCCAACGGGTATTTCAAGCGAATAAAAACACTTTTGTGGTACGATATCTTCTAGGTCAGCAGGATTAAGAATCAATGCTGCGATCCCAGTTAACGGTAACTGTAAGGTTAATGCTTTCTGAATAAGAACTTCATTACCTTGATAGTTAATAACTCTACAAGTAATTGACTTATCTGTGATATCGACCGGTTTCTGATTTTGATCCAAAAACTGAAACTGTATTTGGTTATCGACGCCCTTATGTAGGGTTAGGGGTTTGGCATAGACTGGCATATATCTCCTAGGGGAAGTTCCGGTAAGTAATACAACGATTTGTCGTTGTGTATAATAAAATACTGCTGTAGAGTACACTTAGTTGCTCCTATTATTATATTTATTTATTTGGGCACATATTTCGATAAATACTTCCGTATGGTAAATAATGACTTTTTCAAAAAACTCAGCGACATTCATCCGTTCATAACAGTTTGCACTTATGCTGGACAAGATTATGTAGGAATCATTCAGAATCGGGATGACACTGTGACTACGCTGTATGACTATGGCGCTATTGTGGAGGCAGCAGTTAAGGAAAAGTTTTTAGAGTTAGGTGATGTTTGGTGGTGGGAAAGCAATCGTCTTGTACCGATCAACTTATTTCTCAAGGAAGAATGGCTTATATTCAAGCCGTATTTAAGAACGTTCAACAATAAAGGTCTTGCAATAGTGCATGGACCTGTCTGTAGCATCAACGAACTAATCAAACGTAGAAGCAAACGTAGAAGTATTACATTGGTAAAACGACTACCCTAACAAATTCATATGCACAACCACTAGGTTTGCGTAAGATATTGCGTGTGCTTTTTTGAATGTGTATCCGTCACTGCCCTTGTCCCATACAGTTTTAGCAACTTCACTCCACTTCTGACCAACTAAGTGTTTTTTACCAGGGCGTATAACGGCAAGAAACATCGCAAGTCTCGGTATGCTATCTATAGGTTCTGGCATCTTTTGTAATGTATGAAACTGATTGTTTAAGTGTATTAGTTTACCAACAAACTCAGGGTCTTTTAACTTTTCCCAATTAGGTTCACGCATAAGTTCCACTAAGTGTGCTTCGTCTTTTACCTGCTCATAAACGTGAACGTTAAGTAAGTCTAACTTAAAATACCCTCGTTTTTCTGCTTCTGAATAGTCAATAGCAGCCATATCATGCACTGGATCGTAGGGCACATCAGACACATAAACACCAGTAGCGTGTTTACGCATAGGAACTACCTTACGCATTGCCGCTGGAATATATTTAATGTATTTTAGTATATCTTCACGGTTAGCGAAGTCAATGTCAATATCAGAGTTAAATTTCATGTCCAACACAACGCAAACCACATAGCGTCTTTCTCATTTTTAAAATACCAACAATAATAATCCCAATTTTTGGGACCTTCCCAAAATACTGTCCAAACCCCGTCTTGTTCGCTGTGAAGAACTGACCATTTTTTGCCGATATGTTCTTTGCACCATTCGGTAGCCACATGAACATTGTGTTTTGTTGCTGTTATTTTATAAGGCAATTCTTGTTCTAATCTCATAAGCAACTTAATGAAAACAGAATAGAGTCTACTTCATCACGAAAAAAGAAATATGTGGTAACTGACCCATCCCATGAATAAGAATACGATGCCCAATCGTCAGGACAATGTATGTTGCACCATGTCATACCGTTATTGTGTGTAGTCAGCATACTTTTCACATAATGCGGAAACTCTTTACGATATTCTGCAATAA